TATTGCAAACTCAGTATATCAAGACGGCAAGTCTGCATTATACTTTACTATCGAAATGGATTCCAGGTCGATACTTCAAAGGCTTTGCTCTATCGCTACAGAGGTGCCGCAAGGGCGCTTACGATCCAAAAACCTTAGTGTAACCGAATGGGAACGTGTTGCAGAATGGTGGGCAGGTCGCTTTCAAAGAGGGCAAGACCTTCTTTCAGAATATAGAGATCATCGTAAGTTCGATGACTTTCATAAAAAACTTACTACTACCTGTGACCTTAATCCCGAAACACAGTTAGATGTTATCTATGATCCTTCTCTTACGTTGGGCAAGATAAGAACTGAAGTTGAAATGAAAGTAAAATCTTCTATGGATATTGGTGTAGTCATTGTTGATTATATTAATCAAGTAAAGAGGTCTAATCTTCCTAGTAGAAGCGGTCAGTACGATTGGACCGAACAAATAGAAGTAAGTAAAGCTCTTAAGTCTATGGCGCAGGAGTATAAAATACCGTTCTTCTCTCCGTATCAAACGGATGCAACAGGCGAAGCTCGGTTTGCAAAAGGTATTTTAGATGCTGCTGATGCAGCTTTTTCTCTTGAACCATGGCAGCATGAAGATAGTTGTGTAACTTTCAAATGCGTAAAAATAAGAAATAATGAGCCCATAGATTTTACCTCCACTATGGATTGGGAAACTCTAAAAATGGGCCCTGAGAATGCTTTGACTCCGGATCAAAGAGAGGACTCCTCTCATAAAACTGGAGAAGAAATACAGGATATATAAAAATATTTCTTGACTCTCCCGTTGATTTGTAGTATAATATATACTTCGATCACGGGAGTTTTTTATTTATGGGGATGATATATGGATCGTTACGCTATGATGTCACGGGAAGAAAGAAGCGTAATTATGCGCGAAAAACTAAGGTTAGCACGAGAGGGTGTGTTCATGAGCCTCAACGAGTTAATTACCGCAGGAGTGTGCCTGAATACCCCTCAGCTCCCGAAACAGTTGGAGTTGCCGCTCGGGTGGAAAGCCCACGTTATACAGGAACCCTCGTTAAGGGTATCGGAACCATGCATAAATCCAATGCGGTACCAGTTATCAACGAAGAAGAAATGAAAGATATTGCCAGAATGAGAAGATAGTGCTTGAGTATGTACTATGGCACTTATTTGGATGGGAGAAGCCGGATATGCACGACGCACTTATGGAACATTGGAATACAAGAGATACTTGCCCAAACTGTGGCGAGTATCTAGTCGGAGATGGGTATAGTAATGGAGATCCTGTACGATGCCCCGAAGCTTTAGAAGAGGACTGGTGGTACTCGGAGCCAGATAGTGGGCCTTGGCTATGTAATATTGAGGAAGATGATGATTATGATGAGCCTACGGAAATGGATGAGTGGGCTTCTTTTGATCCCGACTGTTAACAAGGATTTTAGTATGGATGAAATATTAATGGGTATCTTATTTGTTGGCTCTTTGTGGGCTCTTTTACTAATAGCAATATTTGCATGAATGTAGAAAATTTATTAATTGATAAAAAGATTCCTTACTACGCAAAAGGTAAAGACTACTTAGTACAGTGTCTTAATCCAGAGCACGATGATAGTAACCCAAGTATGAGAATAGACCAGATTACTGGTATATTTAATTGTTTTGCTTGTGGCTTTAAAGGGAATATTTTTAATTTCTACGGGGAAAAAGCAAATCAGCTACAACTTCGTAGAGAAAACTTAAAGAAAAAGATACGACAAAAAATGTCGGAAGGCGCAGGACTTTCTTTTCCTAAAGGCTATATGCCGTACGAAGGCAATTGGCGGGACATTAGTGCTGATACCTATAAAACTTTTCAAGCATTTACCCACCATGATAAAGATCACGTGGGGCGTCTTGTATTTCCAATACGAGACATTAGTGGTAGAGTAGTATCTTTTAATGGACGACATATGTCTGGAGGCATACCGAAGTATATGATTACTCCTCGTGGAGTAAAACTTCCATTGTTTCCTACAGTATCGCCGCTTAAAAGTAGTGTTATTTTGGTAGAGGGCATCTTTGACGCAGTAAATCTACACGATAAAGGACTGCGCAATGCCGTTTGTTGTTTTGGTACAAATAATATAAATGAAGAAAAGCTAGCTTTGCTAAGTCTACAGGGCGTCACTAATATTGATATATTTTTTGACGGAGACGAAGCGGGACAAAAAGCAGCAGAAAATGTTAAAGATATGTGCGAGAAAGTTGATCTCACTTCCAGAAATGTATATCTAGAAAATATAGATCCTGGGGCACTTATTCAATCTCAAGTTCAAAAGTTAAAGGAGAGATTATATGGCTAACGTCGCCGTAATAGAGACGAAACCCTCAAGAACAAACTTTGCTCGAGAGTTCGATGGGGCTTTTGAGTTCGATCAGTTTCAACTATGTTCAGACCCTAGTATTAAAAAGGTCTTGAAAAGAGACTGTGATATTGAAATTGATACTGATGAGTATGAATGGGTCATATTAGTAGGTTCAGATGCTTTGAAGTATTTTACTAAAATTAATTCAGTAACAGAATACTCAGGTAAAAAAGTAGAGAAAAAGTTTTTACCTGTAATTAACCCTGCTATGCTTGCTTTTAAACCGGAAGCCCGCAGAACTTGGGAAGATTCGAAAGCTAATATTATTGGCTACATTCGCGGTGAAATAGAAGATGTAGTAGTTGATAGTAGTATTGCTTGGGGAATACAAGATACGGAGGAGGCTAATGAATTTATTCGTTGTGCCATCAAGGAACCATGCCCATATGTTGCTCTCGACTCTGAGACAACTGGGCTCTATCCTAGAGACGGTCACATGCTGGGCATTAGTCTTAGTTATAATGGCAAGTGCGGGGCTTATATTGATACCAACTGCTTTGATGATACTACTGAACAGCTTTTACAACAGCTTTTTAACGAAAAAGCAGTAATCTTTCATAATGCTAAATTTGATATGGCATTCTTTGAGTATCACTTCAACTTTAAATTTCCAAAGTTTGAGGATACAATGTTGCTACACTACCTTATAGATGAGAATCCCGGGACTCATGGCTTAAAACAGCTTGCTATGAAGTTCACTCCTTATGGAGACTATGAGAAGCCTATGTATGATTGGATCGATCAGTACAGAAAAGAGAATGGTATTCTCAAAGCAGACTTTCAATGGGGGTGGATTCCGTTTGACGTAATGCAAACTTATGCAGCTATGGATGCTGTTGTAACTTTTATAGTATATGAAAAGTTTGTAAAGATCAAGCAGAATAAGAAATTGTGCTGGGTATACGATAATATCTTAATCCCAGGTACTAGATTCTTGACGGATGCACAAGATAACGGCGTTCCTTTTGATAAGAAGAGATTATACACTGCTCAAAATATAATGCAAGATGACATTGATAATGCAATCGCCACCTTGTATAAAGATGAGCGAGTACGAAAGTTTGAACAAATTCAAGGAAAGGAGTTCAATCCAAATAGTACTTTACAACTACGTAAGTTACTATTTGATTTCTTAGGACTTAATCCTACGGGCAAAAAGACTGGTACAGGCGCAGACTCTACTGATGCAGAAGTTTTAAAAGAACTATCTACACAATCTCCTGTTCCTCAACTAATTCTTGATATTCGTCAAAAGTCTAAGATTAAAAATACCTATCTGGACAAGATCATTCCACAACTTGATCGCGACTCAAGACTGCGTACAGGATTTAACCTTCATGGCACAACCAGTGGACGTTTGTCGTCTAGCGGTAAGCTGAACATGCAGCAGTTGCCTCGTGACAATCCTGCTGTAAAAGGATGTATTAAAGCCGCAGCGGGGTCCAAGATAGTTGCAATGGACTTAACTACCGCTGAAGTATATGTTGCTGCAAAACTAGCGGAAGATGAAGCTCTAATGGATGTTTTTCGTAGTGGAGGAAACTTTCATAGTACAATTGCTCATACAGTGTTTAAACTATCATGTCCTGTAGAAGACGTAGCTGAACTTTATTCAGATCGACGACAAGCTGCTAAAGCTGTTACGTTTGGTATAATGTATGGCGCTGGTCCTGCAAAAATTAGCGAACAAGTCACCAAAGATAGTGGAAAATATTTTTCCAAGAACGAAGCTGCCGAAGTAATCAATGACTACTTCAAGACTTTTCATAAACTAAAGTCTTGGATTGAGACTAATCAAAAGTTCATTGAGCAGAATGGATTTACTTACAGTTACTTTGGCCGCAAGAGGAGATTACCAAATGTCGCATCAGAAGATAAAGGCATCAAATCTCATAGCATTAGGTCTGGTCTTAATTTTCTGGTGCAGTCTGCTGCTTCTGATATTAACCTCTTAGGCGCTATTGATATGAGTGCGTTTATTCAAAGTCAAAAAATGAAGTCTAAAATATTCGCACTTGTGCACGACTCGATACTCGCAGAGGTTCCAGAGGATGAGATAGATTTTTATTGTGAAATGTTGAAGAAGTTTATTCAAATGGATAGGGGAATATCCATACCTGAAGCACCTGTAGGTTGTGACTTTGAAATAGGAGACGACTACTCAATGGGTAAGTTTGAAAAACAATATTTGTGATTATAACTTATAGGCACATAGAACAAATAACTTTTCCAGTATTTAATTTACCAAATGGAAACTGGCATCTCTTAGATGGGTTGCTTTTTCTCGATGATCTAATACTGGATGATAAAAATATGAAAGGAGCCACTCTTGGTATTCGAAGATTGCAAACGCCTCACGAAAATTTGTTTTCTTTGAAAAAATCTTTAGGTACTCACCTAGGGTTAATTAAATCCCGGGATAAACACTTTATAGATTCCAATGGGGCTGTTTTTATATATGAAAGAACTAAAATGTGTCCCGTAAAGTATCATAGTATACGAGAAGTAGAGAGAAAAAAAGTAGCTTCATTATTGCGTCTAAATGGTATAAAGAAAAAGTTTATTATTCCAAGACCCCCTCCCTCTGAGTGTGGCTGGGCTGGAGTGATTTATATTTATAATATGCCGTGGATGTTATATGATTATTCTCAGGAGCGCCTAAAAGATACTAGAAGAAAAATATGAAAGCAGTAGTTAGTAATAGAATATTATTAGAAGTTACGCCCGAGTATAAAGAAGTTCTTAGTAAAGAATTAACTTATAAAGTGCCTGCGCCTAATCCTAAAGATCCTCCTCTTGTAATAAAAAATATGGCAAGAGTGAGGGATAACTTAGTTAGTATACCTATTGGAAGAATGGATTTAATACCAGATGAATATGAAATGGTGGACAAGAGGGTTATGGTTCCTGTTGATTTTCCTGAGTTTCAGTTTGTACTCCGCGAATCTCAACAAGCCGTCTATGACGAACTCGACGATAATAGTATCATCAATGCGTGGGTAAGCTGGGGAAAGACTTTTACAGGTCTTGCAATCGCAGGAAAGCTAGGACAAAAAACATTAGTAATTACACATACAGTACCACTACGAAATCAGTGGGCAAAAGAGGTAGAAAAAGTATATGGATTTACTCCTGGAATTATTGGCAGTGGTAACTGGAACACTGATACTTGTATTGTGGTTGGTAATACCCAAACACTCTACAGAAACATCGATAGAATTCGAAAACTTTTTGGAACAATTATCTTGGACGAAATGCATCATGTATCTTCGCCAACTTTTTCAAAGATCATCGACACAAACCACGCACGGTACAAAATCGGACTGAGTGGTACAATCGAGCGCAAAGATGGAAAACACGTAGTCTTTCGAGATTACTTTAGTCAAAAGGTATTTAAGCCGCCAAAAGAAAACTTTATGACTCCAAAAGTAGATATTATAAAGTCAGAAATAAGGTTTATGG